GAGAGTAAGAGATCAAGAAAAAACCGCGACGATTGAAGCCCTGTCGCCTTCGCGATTTGGCGCGTGTTTTCGCCTGTATTTAGTTTGTTAACAAACTCAACGCGGTGTCGAGAACGGCGTGCTTTTGTTCCCTGTCGTCTCCCAGTAGTTCCACTCACCGGGCGCAAGCGAAAAATAGTGTTGCGGATTTACAGCGATAGGCTCTCCTTTTGTGGAAACTGCAATCACTCGCAAAACTTGCTCAATCGGGTTCCATCCGTTCGGGGCATGGGTTGACTCGCTCCACCACTGAGCACCGTTATCCAGCCAAGCCTGCCGCAATTCACTGAAGGTCCAATCAAGGTTGTCGTTGCCAAACTCAGTGCCACAACTAGGGCATATATTAAAATCTGCGGGTGTTTTTTCCATTGTGAACCCACACACTGGACAGAGATACCCGCTAAAAATCTGGTCTTCGATGTTAAACATATCGTCGCCTACAATTCCTTTTAAAGTATTCAAAATTCGTTGTTTCATGGTGGCAGTTGCCCGGTTTTCGATTTGCGGACGTCTGGATCAGGTATGTGCGCCCAGTCGACCACAAGGAGTTCCGCGAGCACTGGAAGATTGTCGGGTCCTGGTAAGCGGGCCGGAAAATGGGACCGCGCCTCGCCCGTGACATCTGATTAACAATCACAGTTGCCCCCCACTTTTCCCGCGAAAAACGCTGAGCTCTGCCGGTTCTATGGCTGTCCGAAGGCCTCCGCGGAGGCAAAAAAACGGCCGCTTTTCAGGCCTCTGGGACGGTTCGTTAAAGAATGGCCTCTTGCCCTGGCTCGCCGCCCAGCGCTGCCACAGAGGGCCGCTCCAGCGCAGCCACGGCCAGTTTAAGATCGGCGGCGTCGACGATGTTGTAGCGTTCGAAAACGGCCCGGGTGCGGTGGCCTGAGATCCGCATCGCCACTTTCTCCGGGATCCCGTGGCGCCGCATGTTGCGAACCGCAGTGCGACGTAGATCGTGGAACAAAAGCCCGGGAACTCCGGCATCGCTACATGCGCGCGCCCAGGCGCGACGGAAGTTGCCGGCTGGCTTGCCGTCGACGCGCGTGAAGACCAGGTCCGGTCTTTCCTTGCCGGTAATACACTCCGTGAGTAAGGCGCGGATCCGCGTCGTCATCACTACCAGGCGTCCTTGGTCGTTTTTGGTTTCGCCAGGATTCAGCTCGATCGTTCCTTCGGCGAGATCCACCTGGCTCACGCGCATGCCAGTGAGCTCGGTCTTGCGCCAGCCGAAGGTGAAGGCAACTTCAAACATTGTCCGCAGCCACAGCCCGGCCTTCGCGGTCTCCTGCGCCAGGGAGTCATACTGCGCGTCGCGCAGAAAACCTTTCCGCACGTTGCGCTCCTCGAGGAGCCCGATGTAGGGAACGGATTTCAGCCGCTGCTCTTTGACGGCGAGCTTGAACATTCGTTTCAGCGCCGCGAGTTCGCGGTTGATAGAAGCGTTGGCGGCGCCGGCCGCGCGGCGCTGCTCTACGTACTCGGCGATCTGTGAGCTCGTGACATCCATAGCCGCGATCGCGCCGAAGAAGTTCTCGAGATGATTTTTCCATAGGCCTTGCAGGTGGGGAAGGCTCTTGCGGCCATTCGTCGCGTAATCGCGCTCGATGGCCGCGTAGAGCCCGGCGACGGCGGTGCGAGAGGGGTCATGGGCGGGACCGTCGCCAATCGCGAGGAGCTTATCCTTCAGGACCGCTTGGGCGTCTTTGTAGCGTTCGCGCGCCGTTGATTCGCGAAAGCGTTGCCCGTGGTTGAAATATTGCATCCACCAGAAGCGGCTTCCTCGCTGCCGGTAGAGCGTCCCGGTTCCTCGCATGCTGCTACTATCGCCGCCGGGCGCAAGTGTCGCGCTAGATGCCGTTGGGATTACGACCAAAGAACGCACTCACGAAAAAAGCCCGAAGCGGCTGCGGGGCCGCTCCGGGCGTGTTGGAGAGGAGGGAGAACGGATCGAGGATTCTTAAGCGGTTTTCTTTTTAGGTCGGACGTCGAGCGAGGGCTTCTTGTCCTTTGTGGAGGAGCATAACAGAAGCAGCCCCAGCAGTTCCGCTTTCAGCCTGACCGCCAGGTTCTCGGCCGCGAGGATCTGGGCGGCGCCCGACTTCATCGTCCAGCGGACGTCGCGATCGAAGAGCTTTTTCAGCAGCCGGCCTTTTTTCGCGCTCACCAGCGTTAGCCGAAAGCGCTCGATCGCCGCTGAGTCTTCGCAGGTGAATTTTGAAAACGTCGCAACCATCTCCCACACGATGCCGTGTAGGATCTTCGACTTCGCGGCGTGAGGACCTCCGAACGATCGCACCAGTTCGATCAGCTCGATCTCCGAGTCGCTGAGCTGCTTGCGGAGTTCCTTCAGCTTCTCGTTTTTCTCATCGATAGAGGCTGCGATCGCGTTGAACGCTTCCGCGCGCGCGTCGATCTCGGCGGGCAGCGGAACTTTTATTTCGGTGACGACAGATGTGCTCATGCGCTCACTTCCTCACCGTGTGGAACGGGAACTTCGATCAGGTTAAAAGCGCAGCTCTGCAGCGGGACCAGGCGGAAGGCGCGGCCGGGGAAGGCCTCCTCCAGTTGGTTCGCTTGCGACTCCAGGATCCGGTCGATGCCGGCTGGCGTGAGCTTCATGCCGGGCGCCGCGCGCACGCGACGGCGCACTCGCTTGCCATCGAGCGTGATGACGGTGATGGAGACGTGGCGAAACATGCGCGCGGCTAAAGCACAAAGGTAGGCTGCAGACGAGCTGCGGTTCAATGGTGCGGCGGTCCGCCGCCGCACCTTGGTAACACCGCTAAAGCTTCTCGATCGCAGCGATGACCGACTTCACATCGGCGATGGTTGCCGCGTCCAGGCTCACGCTGAGGCCGTTCGCCGCGCCCGCGGCGCCTGCTCCTTTGACGGCCGTGATGACCGTATTCAATAGACCCAGCGCCACGTTGGTAACAGCGGCTGTGCCGGCACCCCCGAGGCTGGCGAGAGCGGTGATCTCGCTCTGATTGTTTTCTATGAACGAGGCGACCTTGACGGCATCGCCCTCTGCCGCTGCCAGCCCTTCCTTGACCTTCTTCGCGATGTCGAGGACATCGGTTTCTAGAGTTGCGACCTTCATGTTATTTCTCCGGTTTCTGAATGGTTTGTAAGTCGGTGGTGAGTTCCTTGTTGGCTTCGAGCGCGGGCAAGACGACGAACATCCCGCGAGTTAGTCGAGAAGTTTCCTTGCGGAAGACTACGGTCATGACCACTGCCGCGGTGATCGCTCCGGAGCCCACAGCCAGCGCCCAACTGCGCGACGAGACGAGCACCGATCCCGCGATCAGCAGGAAAGAGACGATCGCACTGAACAGGATCTCGAAGAGAAATCGCAGCCAGAGCGCGATCGCGGACTGTTTTAATTTGCCGAGAACAAAATCGGCGAGTCCCTGAAACGGGTCCATTTACTTTTTCACGTAGGCGGTCGTCGCCGGCGTGCCGTCAGGATTGAAGAACTGCGCGCGCCAGGCCACGGCCGCTTGCGCAAGTCCAACCACGAGACCGACCCAGACCTGCGCTTTCGGGGGGACGAAGCCACTCGCCTGATTGCCGTACTGCACGATCATCGCGAGACCTTGGGAAACGACGTTGTTACTAAGTTTCATTGCCAAACTCCTGTTTCGATCTGGATTGCGAGCCGTTGAGCGCGCGCCCCTACCTGCTTCGCCCATTGGGAGTCGAGCATTTCGTTTCGCGCCGTTTTCCAGTCCTCGACGCGAAGTGCAGCAATCATCTTCGTAAAATCGCAGAGCCGCCCGATGCCCATGTTGAAGGTCATGTTCACCAGCGCAGCGTGGCGAACGTCATCGAGGCCTTGAGTCCAGGCGAGCGCCCGCTGTAGGTGCGCTGCGGCGTTCTCGACGTCGTTTGCGAGCAACTGCATTGCCTCCTGGCGCGAGATCCCGCCATCGCTCAGGTTGCGGCCGATGCCGATCGTGATTTTCCCGACCGTGTCGACGTAGGGGAAGAGCCTTACTCCTTCATCGCGGACTAACTGATCGAGCAGCGTCATCGCTTTGCCTTTCTCATCCAGCCCCGCCAGAGCGGCAGAAGGTACAGCCACCACCAGGCTCTGATCTTCTGTCGGGGATGGAGCACACGAGTTACTCGACTTACTCCGCGTTGCCGGCGCCGATGCCAGTCTGGCCGTAAGGCGAATAATCTCCAAAGTCGGTGGGGGAGCTTGGGCCCTGGAATATGTACACGTTCGCATCCGTCTGGCGCAGCACCAGGTCAACGCCGACCGCCGGAGATCCATCTGAGTCTTCCGTGCGCGCACCGAGGTGGGCCACGAAGAAAGTTGTCGGCATTGGAGGCGTGACGCCTTCCCAGCGCGCATGCGTGAACGTGACCGTGTCGCCGGCGAGCAGCTGCAGCGGCGTCGACTTCGCCGGCAGCGATACCGTGATCTGGCGCCGCGTGCGCTCGAGAATGATGCGCGCGATGCGCTGCGCCATCCACAGCGAGACAGTGAAGTCGAGCGAAATGTCAGACCACAAAATCACGCCACCGTCTTCCTCGATGTACTGCGATCGCTGTACCGGCGGGAAGTCCGTTTTCTTCCAGGCGGCGCTGGCCGGCGAGCTCGAGAGCGAGCCGAGCGGATTGATGGGCACGAACTTCGGAATGTATTGGCCTTTCACTCCATTGCAGCTATCGCGAGCAGAGAGCCGGATGTCGGCTTTGATCGGGCCGCGCGCGTCGGCATCGCTGAGCGTGAGCAGCGGGGGCTGGTAGCTTCCCGCATAAACGCGCCAGCAGTCTCCGGGCGGGACGACGTAGCCAGCCATCGAAAGCGCGAGAGCCTTCAGCACGTCGCCATATGCGGAGCTCGAGTCGAAGCATCCGTTGCAGCTGTAGCTGCGTTCGTAGAGCGTGGTGCCGTCGCTGAAGACTTCGATCGGCTGCGGCTCGTCGCAGATGTTGGCCGCGGCGATGATCGTCTCGATGCTGTCGGAACTGAGCGGGGCGTTGATGGATTGCGCGAAGCCGAAAATGGCGTTGCCAGTATCGCCCGCGGGGCCATAGCTGGAAGGCATGCCGAGCGGGACCGTCGCCATCGTGAGAAAGGTTCCAACCGAGGTGCTGCCGATGAACCAATTCGTCGCCGAGGCGACCTCAAGCACTTGGCTATTGAGCCATGTCGCAGCCGTTAAGCCAGAGAAGGCGAGATTAGCACTGGCGAGCGCCGCCGCAAGAGCTGGGGAAAAAGTAGTGGGGGTGTAAATGTACAGAACGCCTGAGCCGACGTAGACCTTCGAGATGGGAAGCAACAAAGAGCCGCCCTGCACAAAGCTACCAGAAGGAGGCGGGACGCCGAGCCCAAACTGCTTGCGCGGCGTGATCAGATAGTCGGCGATGACGAGCGCGGGATTCGAAAAGCCGCCTTCATTCTCGGTTCCATCGGAGTCAGGAAGCACGGTCGCATACATCGAGCGGCCGAGACATGTCCAGGTCCCGCTGCCGTCGACAGTCGTTCCTCCGACCGTCGTGGCCCAGGCCGGCTCGGCGGAGCCACTGGCAAAGGTTGAGGAGCCCGCATATTGCAGATAACCGATCGGAGCTTCGATCACCTGCCCGCCCTCGCTCAATGGGCCGTAGGAGAGACCGCCGCCCCAGGCATCGGCCATCAGAACGTTCTTCTGCAGCTTGTTCGAGGCTGGGTTGTTCAGGAACGTTGGAGTGAAGACACTATTGCAGCCGAGGGCATACGTGGGCGCCCCAGCATTTACCCAGAGGCAGCCGCCATCGCTCACCGTAGAGCCGACGGCGACGCCGGAAAAGGCTGGAGCTGTAGGCCCGGTCGTCCCGGCGGAGTTCGTCTGCACGAAGACGCAGAAAGCGCCCGACGCGCCGAGAGCGATGACATAGCTGTACTTCGCGAAAACGGTCGAGGCTTGCCATGCCGTTTGGATGCGGAAGTCCCGGATGATGCGGCCGAGAATTTTGAACTCGATGGTCGGGACGCGTCCGCTGCCCAGCACATAGGGATGAGGCGCTCCGTTCGGGCCGCCCTGCGCTTCGTTCGCCAGCGGTTCGTAATGCAGCCCGACGTGCACCTTGGAACGGCCTTGCTGTAGGCAGGACGCCGTCCAGCGGGGCGAGCCCGTGACGACATATCGGCCCAGACCGACCAACTGCTCATAGCCATAGAGAAGCGAGGGGAAGGGGTAAGGCCAGGCCCCGTTCGAATTGGGGTTCCCCGCATCGAACTCAAACCAGATCACTCCGCACCACGGGTTGCAGGGGTTGATAAATCCCCAGGCCCCGACAGGCCCTGCCCAGATCAGCGCATCGTTCCAGATACCCGCTCCGTTGGCCTCCACCACCTGGTTCGCTGCAGTCAGTTGCACCAGGTCGGTGCCGAAGTTGAAAGTTTGGCCGTCGATCACCACGGCAACAAAGCCTGCGATCTGATGAGCGCAAAGCGTGTGCACGAACTGCATGTATTGGTTCTCGCAGGGTTCGTTGCTCTGAGTTCCGACCCAGTCTTCAAAAGGTCCATCGGCAAAAGTTACAGAGCCGGCAAACTGAAACAGGCCATAGACAATGCGCCACAGCGGGTTCGGGGTCTGAATCGGGAGCTGACCCTGCGGCGAAAGGCTCGAAGGCTGCTGCGGAGTCTGAGCTAACAGCCCGACGGTGCCGGCGAGAGCTGTGGTCAAGCCAACGCCGATCATCGTGTTGCAGACGATGAGACTTTGAAAAACCTCGACGCCGAGCGGGCCGGCCAGGAACGCCATCGCGATTCCGCCAGCGATCATTCCGATTTCTTCAATCGTTCGAGACATGGTTCGAGGTATGGCGCGAGAAATGAATTAACCGACGCGCCAGGCGCGCTTCCAGCGGCGCATGGGAACGCGCACGTAGCCTTGCTGGCTCACGCAAGCGGCACAGGTTCCACTCAAATCGACAATGCCAAGGGCGCCTTCGGGGGTGCTGTTGTCGACAAAGATGACGTCGCCGCGGCGCGCCAGGCGCGGCGCAACTTCCTGCATCCCATGCTGGGCTGCGACGCTCGCGGCGAAGTCTCCGAGATCCCCGAACTTTGCGATCAGGGCCTGCGCTTCCGCTTCTGTCGAATAGGTTCCGCGATATTCAGCGCCCGGATCAATGCCGGTGAGAGCGCGGATCGCGTCGCATACGGCCAGCGCGCAGTCCCAGCGTCCCCACTCGAAACTGCGGCCGCGGGTGGGCAGAGTGTGCGCTGGCACCAGCGCCGGCCAATTTTGTACGCGCTTCATGCGACCGAAACCGTAAGCGATCCTGAAACCGTTCCAAAAAAGAAAGTGATGGTGCAGTTGCCGCGCCCGCACGCCGTGATCAGTCCGCCCCCGGTACCAAAGATGCCGGCAGGAATATCGGCGCCAGTTCCATTGCTTACCGTCGCCACAGAAGGATCGCTCGTCGACCACAGCCCCGCGCTCGTGACCGTTTCAAATCCGAGTCCTCCGCCAGCGACGGAATAGGGGCCGCTCGAAAACTGGGCGACGGCCGTCATCTGCAGAGAGCCGGTGAGGCTGATCTTTTGCGCTCCGGAAGGCGTCAGAGTGAGGACGTTGCAACCGCCCGGCGCCTCGCCGAGTTGGCTCGTGCCCCCGATGTTGTGGGTCCCGTTCAAGGTTCCGTCCGGATAAGGAAGATAGAGATCCTGCATCGCGCTCAACATGTCGAAGCCGGCGTCGCCCGGAAAATCAAGCTGCTGATCGAGCGTGGTGTAGCGGCGGTTGGAAGAGAGATTCAGCGCCAGCAGAGAATTTTCAACCGTGAGGTCGAGCGTGCTGGTATTGGCGCCATCGCTCAACGTGGGCACGTCGGTTGCGCCTTGCCACATCTGCAGCGGGTCGGGAATCACGTTACTCGAGGTGTCGAGAAACGCGAGCCACAAGGTCACGCTGCCGGACAGGCGTACGCCATTAATGGCGTCGCCGGCGAGGGACGATGGAATGGCCGAGAGCGTGAGCCGCATGTTCTGGGCCGTGAGCTCGGTCGTCTGCGGCAAATTCGAAATGCTGCCGAGCCAGCCAACTCCGATGAACATCTGGCCGTAAGGAAACGTCGCTCCCGGATCCCACGCAGGACCTGTTGGACTGACGCTGCCAAGACCGCTCCAGACGTAGATGCTCTGGCCCTGGAGGACGAACGCGGCAAACCACGCCAGGCTTTTTTGCGGCGCCTTGGTTGCGGAGACGACGGCAGGACTAAGATTGCGGGCCATTATCGTTTCTGGCAGCCGCCGCGGCCGCGACCCATGCTTCACGCACGGCATGAGCCAGCGAGCTCCAGGGCTGCACGCTCAGCGGGAGAAATTCTTTTGCGCTCTCAACAAAGGCCGCGTAGGCGCGTTCGGCCGCGGCTTCGAGTGCCGGATCTGTCATCAGATGGCCTCGCGGCATTTCAGCTTCAACTTGAGTAGCTTCCGCTCATCGGCCGAAGTTGTGCGGCGGTTGTCGGCCAGGCGAAAGGTTCCCTGCGGATTCAGCAGACAAATCTGGGTGCCCGCGGGCAGGGCTTCGCGCACGCATGGGAAAATATCGAACGTAGCGTTGCCGCCGCTATCGCTTGAGAGCGGAGATGAGTCGACATATTGGTAGAGCCGCGCGGAGCCGAAAGTAACGTTGCCGGTGTCGTCACCAGCGCTGTAGGGGATCGGCATGTTCGGCGGCACTGTGGCCATCGTGATCAGGGTTCCATAGCCCACGCCTTCGTTCGTGATGTATCCCACCTGTAGCACCGCGCCGTTGAGCCATGTCGCCCCGGTCAGGCCGGCGAAGCTGACGTTGTTGCCGGTCAGCAGCGTCTGCAGCGTTAGTGACCAGTTCACGCTCGTAAGAATTTCGAGGACGCCGGAGCTGGTGACCTGGACGAAGACGATGGGCAGAGAATAAGGCCCGACCTGCAGAAAATCGCCTGGCAGCAGCAGCCCGCTTGCGCTTGCGGCCCACCCGGTTGTAACCAACGCGCCGGATCCGGCGGCATTGCCCGTGCCCAGCACGGGTGCCCCACTCCCCGATCCGCGCGGCGCGGTGGCGAGAGGAGGACCCCAGAGGAAGCTTCCCAGCTTGCCGTGCAGCGCGCCGATGAATGCGTCGTAGGCGGCGAACTGCGCCCAGTTCATCTCCGGCCATTCGAGCGCGAGCTCCCAGTGCTGGTCCTGCCACTGTTGCTGCTCGGCGTTGCCGGTGAATTCGGAAATGAATTCGCCGATGGCGTCGAACTTCGTGAGATCGGCTTTCGATTCTCCGAGCGCGGGGGGAATGGTCAGCGGGTAGACAAGTGGCATAGATGGACCGGCAAAAGGGGTGAGAACAACGAACGCTTCGCGGACGATCTGGTCGCAGCTGGCCGCCGGCACGTCATAGCCCCAGGCCTCGCGGACGATCTGGTCCGCATTTGCGTGCGGAGCGTCGACGGCGAACGCCTCGCGGACGACCTGGTCGGCGACGGCGTTCGAACCCTGCAGCGAGACAAAGGCTTCGCGGACAAGTTGGTCAACGCAGGCGTGACGAGTGTCTTGAGCAAAGGCTTCGCGTACAAGCTGGTCGCAATCTGCATTCGGCATTGGGGAGCTTAGCTCGCGATCTTCAGCCCAATCTCGCAGCCGGCCGCGGTCGCGACGCTTTCACTCGACCAGGCAGAACCGGTGTTCGGGTCGAGCGTAGAGATCTGGTTGTAGTAGCTGTAACTGGTGGCGAGAGAGATTGCCGAAGGCCCCACCTGGTCAATGGAGTTATTGCGGAAGATCGGCACGATCGTGCGCGTGCCGCTCGCATCCTCCTGCACGCTGAACCAGGTGTTGAGGAAAAACACTTTCGCCGTGGCGAGCGATGGAAACTTGAAGCTCATGCGATCGCCGGGGTTCGAGTCGTAGCAGTACTGGGTGGCGTTGGCCGGGATGTTGGCACAGCAGCCGTAATCCGTGCCCGGCGGCGTGGTGTATGACCAGGCGTTGAGGCCAGAGGTCGCGCTGTCCGCGGTCGGGCCGTCCGTCTGAATTCTGCCAGGCCCGAGGAAAGTGTTGAACGGCGCCGCGCCCGTGGTGTCGAGCATGTAGATGTCGTCGATGTTGTGATTGTTGCCGTAGCCGCTGGTCTGGCCGCTGCCGAGGTAAACATAGTTGACCCAGGAGTTCGCCGTGCTGCGCGTGTTCAGGCCGGAGAGGCTCAGCACGCTCGTGCCATTCACGTTCACCTGCAGGACGCCCGAGCCGGCGTTGATGGTGAGGAAGACTTCGATGTAACAGTACGAGTTCGGGATGATCGTGTTGACGGCCGAAAGCGTCGAGCCGGTCAATAGAGTCATCGAGGGATCGTAGCTGAGCAGGCCGTTGCCGGTGTAGAAGCCGAGCTCGCCCGAGGAGTTGTAGCAAAGCGAAACTTGCGCGCCGCCCGCGGTGGCGTCGTAGAAAGTCGCAATGATGAAAAGGCCGGAGCTCGGAAGGCCGGTCGACTCGAACGAGAAGCCGAGGTACATCGAGGCGAGGTTGACGCCCAGGGCTTTGCCGAGATAGCCGCCGTTGTAGGTGTTGGAATTCGCCTGTGCGCCCTTGCCGCTGAAGCGTGCGTATGTGGGTCCGATCGTGATGCCGCTCGTGGAATTGAAAACCGAGTTCGCGCCGAGCGAGCCGGTGGGCAGGAAGTCCAGGCCGCAGCACCAGATGCCGTTATAGAAAATTCCGTTCCAGCCTGACATGTTGAGTTACTCCTTTCGGGCTATTGACTTCCCGCGCCGGGCGCGGTACTAGCGGTTCGTGCGTTGCCGCAGATTGATCTCGCGCTGCAGCGTGGGGATCGCGGCCATCATGCGTTTCTCGCTATGCTGGATGGCTTGCATCCCTTCGGCGCGCCGCATCAGGTCATCGGTCATCACTGTGCCCCGGAAATCGTTGTAGACCGTAGCGCCGCCGATCTTCGAATTGGGAGTTACATTCGCCCCAGCGCTCCCGGCGTGGATCAGCTCCGGGCCTGCTTCTCCGGCAATGAAGTCCTGGCCGGGCATGATGTCGCCGCCGCCGGCGAAAAATCCTGCGAAGCTCGATATCCCTCCGGCATCACCCGCGCCGCTTGCGCCCGCGGCCGCTCCGCTCGCGCTCATGCTGGCCGCCGCGGCGTTCAGTGCCGCGGCTGCCGCGGAAAGACTGGTGCCCGCGGTGCTGAGCGTGGTGCCGGCCGTGGTGAGAGTTGTTCCGGCGCTGGTCATGCTGGCAGTGCTGCTGGCAGCGCCGGGCACACTAGCCCCTGCAGCGCTGAGAGCCCCTGCCGGCGGGAGCGCTCCAGGCAAGGGCAGCGCATACTGCAGCGATCGCTGGCTGAACTCGCTGAGAGCGGCGCTGGGATTCAAGATCGGGGCGCCCTGCGCCCCCCCTGGCGGCGTTGGCGCATGCGTGAAGGCGGAGGCGATGTTGGCGATTGTCTTTGTCTCCATGAACTTCAGGGCCATCGCCGCGAGATCTTCGAAGTACTTTCTCCAGCTCACTCGGGCGCCTTCAAGAATCTTCACCGTATTGTCTTCGAAGCCCTTGAGCCCCTCACTTAGTAAGTCGAAAGTAACCTTCCCATTCTCTCCGCCGGTGAGCTGAATCTGAGTTAGGAAGGCCTTCATGCCAGAGCTTGCGGAGGTGCTGTTCTTTTCGAGCTTCTCCAGTTGCTCCTGCAGCTCGCGCGCATGCAGAGCGGCTTTGGTGAGCTGCTCGCTGGTCAGCGCGACGGCCGCGTTGTATTGCTGTTCGCTGATGTGGCCCTGGTCGAGCAACATGCGCAGCGTCTCCAGCTCGATCTGAACTTTTTCCGCAGGAGACTCGATCGACTGCAGCACCTGGCCGGCTTTCGCCCAGGCTGCATTCGCGTCAGTCTGCACCTTCTCGAGTTCAGCGAGGTCCGCGCGCATGGGAGCCATGCTGAGCGCTGGAGTCGAAGGCGCCGCAGAGGGCAACGCTGCCATCGGGCCCGCGGGTGCGATCGTCATCGCATTAGGAAGCTCTTGCTCGGCGGCCCAGAGCTCGGAGTCCTTGCGGGCCTCGGCCATCTTCTGATGTAAATAACTGATGAACTCGTCGAGCCGCTGCCGCGCGAGCCGCAGTTCGAGAGCGTTCGCCCCGGAGGCCGCGAGCGCCGCGAAATCGTTGTCGGCCTTCATACGCATCCCTTCGAGATCCGCTTCCACCTTTACAAACGGATTCGCGATCGGAGTGAGCTTCGCATAGCTCGCCTGAATCCCGGAATAGAGCGCATCGATTTCCTGCGTCAGTTTAAGCACTGCTTTGAGAGCGGCTGCGTGATCGTCGGCGGCTTTTTTCGCGTCTTCCCAAGCTTTGCGCTGATCTTCGATTGCTTTGGCCTGGGCGAGAGCTGCTGCTTGCCGCTTTAGATTATCGGTTTGCTGTTCGTAGATGCTCTGGGAGGTGAACGACTCTGCGCCCAACTCTCGATATTCCTTCAATTTGTCATTGACCGCCGTGAGGTCGGCGTTAATGAGAGTGAGCGCGGTGTGGGTGCCGTTCAGCATGTCGGCACGGAAGGCCTCGCTGATATTTTTGCCGAGCAGGTCCATCTGCTCCTGCTGGTTCTTTGCAATCTCGGCTGCGCTTCCCTGGGTGGCGCTCGTCCAGAGATTGCCAATGCCGTTGAGCACTTGTGTGCCCCAGCCAGACGTGGCGGCGCGTTTCTTTTCCAGTTCGTCAAGCGCCTTGGTCAGCTCCTCGAACTGTTTCCTGGCTTCCGCTGCGCCTTCGCTGATGATGGCGGCCACACTCTTTTGGCCCTGCAGTTTAGCGATCTTCATCGCCCAGCTGTCGCCAAGGGTTTCAAGAGTGGTCGTAACTTTGTCGCCGGCCGAGCGGAATTCCTCCTGGACTTTTTGTGCTTTCTCGATGCTCTTGGCCAGCTTTTCAAAGGCCTCGATCCCTGCAATTCCGATCGCGCCAAACACGCCAGCGCCCAGAATCGATTGCAGGCCGCTGGCCAGGGCGGGGAATTCCTGCGAGACGAGGCGCGTCACGGGCCGCGAGAGATGCACGCCCAGGGCCTCATCGATCAGGCGCAGAGATTCGGCGCCCTCGCGCGAGGTGCGTTTCATTTCCGCAGCGATGCGTTGGCCGGATCCGGAGGCAAAGCCCTCGACGCCCTTCATCTTCTCCAGAAATTCTGAAGGGTCCAGGCCCAGCCGGGCCGCCATCGCACCTACGTTCAGTGTCGACATTGGTTAGTCAGTCAGAGAAGCCGAGACCGCGTCCTGCAGATTCTTCTGGTTCCACTCCAGATTGCGTGAAACCAAGTAGCCGCGAACCCGAGCGGCGAATTCCTTGCCGAACGGAAGTGGCAGGTCGCAGTTGTTCACGAAAATATGTTCCTCGTGCATGGCAGCAAGGGCCTTCATGTCGTCGCCGAGCAGATCCCGCAAGGCTTCGAAGCCCGTATTCCCGCGAAGGTGTTTAATCTCTACGTCGTCCGATAGGGGCGGCATGATCACAAATTCAATCCTTCAAGATCTCCGCGCATGGTTTCGGCGCAGACTTCTAGCGCTTGCTCGCCGTGCTCATCGAGCGCCGGGCCGAGCCAGGGATATGGCGGCGTGGTCAGCGTTCCGAACTCGGCCGTGTTGGTTCGACTGTGGGCGGCGCGCCGCGCTCGCTGGTATTCGAGATTGTGTGCGAGGCCGTGCTCGGGCTCGCGGTGTCCGGTTTCGAGGAACTTGCCATAGAGACCGGGATTCGTTGTCTGATCCGGCGCCGGCGCTTCGTTTGCCCAGCGGCCGCGGCGCTGCTTCGTCCGGCGAAACGCTTCTGGATCCCAGCCCGGGCCGATCAGCGCATAGCTCTCGCCGGCTTCCTGGTGCACGCGCACAACGACGACGACGTCGCCGGCGAGCAGACCGGTCAGCCTGTGAACGTTCGCACGCGCCTGGCTGGCAATGATTTCGCCCCCGGCTTCAAGGCCGTGCCTGGCGATCGGGCCGGAGACGACCGTCGCGATCGAGTCGAGCTTCTGCGCGAACTCGGGAAGGCCGTCGAGGTGAAAAGTGGTTTCCATGTTTCAGTGCTGGACGTAAACGAATCCGCCGTGGCCCCACTGCTGCGACCACTGCTGCTGCACCTTCAGCCGAGGATGCTCTGGGTCGGTGAACACGATCTTCTCGCGCTTTAGAGCTTTGTCGTGCTGAAGCACTTCGCCGAAGTAGCGCCGTCCTTCGGAATCGGCGTAGCAGCGCGTGACCGGTGTTCGCTCGCCAGAGGCCAGGTACTTCATGATTCTTCGAGCATCGCGAACTCGGAGTTGGCGACCAATCCGCCCAGGGCTTCATCCTGGGTGCAGCCGACGAGGAGTTCTACGTCTGAGTTCAGGATCCGCACGACGAGGCCTTCTTCCGGATACGCTCTCAGCACTTCGCAGAGAAGCTTGCCGAGGCGCCCTTCGGCTACTTCGCGGCCGTTGATGTCGAGCATGGCTTCACGTTTGAGAAATTTGTTTCCATCGACCGTTTGAACGCGGCGAGCTGCTCGGGCGGAGGCGGCTCAAACTGTTTGCCGCTCTGGATCTCGTCGATGAACTCGCGCATTTCTTCGTCTTCGCTCTTGCGCGCGGGAGCGCCCGGAAGAAAGTCTGCAATCGTGAAGGCCTCGCGGTCCTCCGGCCGGTGGATGTTCGCGAGCACGCTCGAGACGAGCGCCGCCGGCAGCCAGCTTTCCCTGCGGATCGCGGCCTGCTCTTCGAAGAGCAGCGCGAGCTCGCGCGGCGAGATGGCTAAGAACTCATCTCGGCCGAGCCCGAGCCGGCGTTGAGCGCAGACCCAGACTCGGCCGATGTCTCCCTCAGATTTTTTTTTTCGGCCGGCTCCTCATCCGCAGAGGCATCAGCCTCGCTGCGTGTTTTCTTCCGCGGCATCCAGTTGGTGAGCGCGCGGAACATTGCATTGTGCACGCTCACCGCGTTGTGCAGGCCGATGACGTCGGGCCGGTTCAGTTGCTCGAGAGTAAAAGGCGACGTCCACGACCCGTCCGCCTGGCGCACGTGCAGGCCTGCCCAGAGGCTGGCGGTCCAGGCCTCGGAATCTTCTTCGAAGTCGAGCTTGTCCCAGCTCCCGGCGATGAAGAGCGAAAGCCCCGTCTGCTTTTTGAACAGGAGAATATTGTGCAGCGGGTAAGAAACGACGCACTCGCGGCCGGCGATCGAGACGGTCACGGCCGCGCCGGTGATCTCTTCAGAAATGAGGTCGGTCATAGAGAACTAGCTGATCGTTCCGGTCGTCGAGAGCACGTACCAGACGCCGTTGTAGGCAATGAAGGAGACGGAGTCGCCGGCGTTGGCAAAGGTGACGACGTGCTTGTTGCCATTGATCGCGTTCGATGGCGTGGTGATCGTGTGAGCTGCGGCCTGGATGCAGAACACTTTTAGCCGCTGGCCGTCGTCGCCGCCGTTCGCAGGCGAGCCCGCCGTGGGCGCCGCGAGCGTCATGGCTGCGGCCGTAGCCTTTGTGATGACGACAGAGCCTTCCGTCGCTCGGATCGCGCCGGATGCCGCATCGATCTCGAGACCCCAGCAGCACGTGTCGAGCGCCTGCAGGGATCCGCCGAGGCCCTCATCGAGCGGCCCGGCGGTCATTCCTTTGTTGCTAGTTCCTGGCATAGTTCCTCCTGAAAGTGTTGACTGAAGAGGTTCGCTCGCACCTCGGCACGCCCTGGACGGCCAGAGTTTGTTCCCAAAGCCGTGCTAGTTTGTTAACAAACGTTTTAGGAGCCGTCGCCATGGGCCGTCCACGCCAATTGCAGATCTGCTGTTCCTCGCGCTGCCTGCGCGAGATCCAACCCGCCGAAAAGGCGGTCGCCCTCACCTGCTTTGCCCAGACGCTTGGAATGGGGAAGCGCCGCAGCTCGAAGTCGGAGCGGCTTTTTCTCTGTCCGCAATGCGCCTGGCGCGTCGCCGGCGTCGAAAAAGAGCCGTCGAGAACCGCTCCATTCGACCTCGCCATCTTCCGTGTCCTGCTCGACCTGGTCGGAGCGGATCCCGACGTGGCGCAGGCCGGATGGGAGCAGCTTCAGCGGCGACGCGGGGAACTGCTCTATCAGGCCGGTTTGCCTGAGGGCGAGATCCTGCCGCCGCAGAAGCGCCTCAAAGAGGCGAGCTAGGATCTAGGTCCAGACCGCGGTGACTTGGCCGGTGATCTTGATCGTGCCCGTGAAGGAGAGCGCTTTGTTGTACTCCACTTCGGCAGGTTTGAAGTCCAGAACGAAGCCCTGGAAAGTCAGGACCGAGCCGTCGGTGAGCGTGATCTGCCAGTAGTTCGTGGCATTCTGCCCCGCGGTGTAGAGGTTCGTTAGCAGCGACTCGTAGGTTGGATCCGCCGGATTGAGCACGCCGGTGAAGGTGACGTTGTCGCTATCGACGATCGTCTTCAGCCATTCCTTGTTGATGCTCGGCGAAGAGAGATTCGTGATGTCGTCGCTCTCTGCCTTCATTCCTGAAAAGGCAAACTTCTTGAGCTGCGCGAGCGTCGTGTAGGCGGTGCCGGCCGTGCCTCCGTTCGCAAGAGCGGATCCGCGTCCCGGATATGCAGTGGTGGTCATGGTTTTCTCCTGTGGTGAGCTTCAGAATTTGTGAAGAGGTCTAGATCGTTGGTCCCGAGGGCGGAGTGATGCCGCCGACGACGCGCAGCTTGCCGCTGAACACGATGGCTTTGTTGTAAGTCACTTCCCAGGGCTTGAATTCACTGACGTAGGCGCTGAAGGCCCATGTCGTGCCGTCGCTGAGCACGCCTTTGAAATAGCCCAACGCCATCTGCCCGTGGAGCTGGGCGAGCGTCGCCTGCGTGGAATCTCCCGCGTAGACGCCCTCGAGTTCAATCTCGCCCGTGTCGACCTGCGCAGGGAAGGGCTGCGTGAACGGCCCCGGCGATCGGAGATTTGTCTGATCGACGATGGTCTGCTTCGAGCCGGCCGGTGCGAATTTCTTCAGCTGCGCGGTCACGACGAAGGTGACGCCGTCGACCGACTGGAAAAGCTTCGAGCCGTAGCCGAGATAGGCGGTCGTCATGGAGTGCTTGGGTCAGAAGCTCAGAAGTCTCAGAAGTGTGCAATAAGTTGCAGAGACGGCATCATAGCACTCTGTCAGATTCGTCACAGCGCAGAATCGGCCGCGGGAGTAGAGTGCGGGCATGAAAGAACTTCTTGAGATCGCCGCCACGGGGTTAGTCGCCTTTGTCATCATTTGCATTGCTCAAGTTTGGTATACGCATCGCTGGCCGCGTCATTCGACGACTAGCCTGCGGCGAACTCGCAACGTTGAAGCTGACGTATAGGTTCCCGTCACAATTGCGCTGTCTGCATAGCCAGTGCCGCCCGCTATCGCGTAGACCGTTTCCGGTGAACTTACAGTGATGTCGCCGCACACGGTCGAGCTTCCAACGCAGCTTGTCCCTGAATTCGTTGTGATAGCTGTTCCCGTTGTACATCCAGTCGTGTGATTGGTCGCAGGACTACCCGCAGTATTCCAGCAAATTACCGCCCCGGAGGTAGTGGAAAGTGTGACCGTCAGTGATACATTGCCGGAACTGGGAGAAACAGTCGGGTTGGCTGCGGCATTTGCGCTCTTGAATGCCTGCCCCATCATGATGTAAGCGCCGCTGGTTTGCGTAGCCTGCGCATGAATAGCAGACGATGCAGTAATATCCTCTAAAATTTGGTACGCGCCTGCCAACGTGGACGGCTCCCGCGCCGTGAATCCGTTGGCTGCGGACGGAGAGCCACCGCCAGCTAACCCATAAGCGACCACAAGATCGTTGGAATTGTTGACGGCAATCGAGTTGCTGTCCATTGCCGTGCCTGAGCCGGTTTGATAGTTGCCCGATCCATCAAGCAGCCATGGTCCAGTCCAATGGCCGCACGCAATCTGCGAGTAATTCGGAGTCAGTCCGGTCCATGACGCAGTGATGGTTACTGTGCTGCCAGATGCTGCCGAGTTCAGGAAGTACCACATCTGCGCAGTCTGAGAGCTAGCGCTGACGGTGCGCTCCATCGTGTAAGCGCCATTCAGACTGTCTGAAAAGGCTACCGATGGATTCGAGGAATAGTTCTGCACTTCCAGCCCGCAGACAATCAAATCATGCGCCGATACGCTCGGCAGCGTAGTGGCTAGAGTCTTAGCCGTGGTCCCGGTATTCGAGTTCCCGGCTACCCATGTGGTAGCCCACGCGACGACCACCAGCGCGAACAGCGAAACGACAATCCAAAAGGCTCGTTTTCTACTTCTCATATCGTCGCTGCCGTCGTCCACTGTATTTGGACGGAGATGCGCTTGGTCGTTCCGTCTGCTGTGCCGCCGCAAGTTTCAAACCAGTCGCCCGCTGTGACCGTGGAGTTTGTGATCCCCGCGCTGCTGATTCCGGTAACGCCTTGAACCGAGGTTACCCCGGCGAGCGCCACTACATCGTGTAGACCGCTAACCGTCGCTAAGGTCATGGCGCTGGATGTCAGATTCGACGCGCTACTTGTGCCTGAAGTAGTGTGCCGCCAGCACACTTGGATGCTGGACGCTCCCGCATTACCTAGCACGGTGATCCCGGTGACGGTGCCGCTTGTATCAATCGGGCACACGGCTCCTTGCGGCTGAATGTTGGCCGTTATCAACGCCGAGGCCGCAGAGTCGTCGCCAAGCGTAAATACACACGACTTGACCAACCCGTTCGCGGCCATGCTGTGCAGACCGTTCTGGTCCATGTAGCCCCACGAGTTGAACTGGTCAGCAGTGCCCGTATCCACGACCTGCGAGAGCGTTGTGTAGGTACCGGTGACAGTGAAGTATGGGGCGGTGATTCCAGCGTAAGACGTCGTGCCAGTGCTCGCAACCGTACAGGAAGTGCAGTTCAATTGGGAGTTCGTAAGGCCATAGATGCTCACCGTGCTGCTGTTCCACGAAGTCGGCAAATTGCCTTGCAACACGATATAAGTTGCGGTTGTGCTTGTAGCCGACACCGCCGCGATCTGTGCGGACTTGACATAATTACCAAAATTGACCTTAGAGCCGGATGGAGCGTAAATTCGCAACTCCCTTCCAGCGTCTACGTTCTGCATTGGTCCGCTGATTTCGCTTCCAAAACAATTCCCCGTGAATACGCCACTGTTGCCGGGGCTTCCGAACGATTGCGTTGCCTGACAGTTTCCTGCACCGCGTGGCGTATCGAGCGAAAGCGGCAATTGCCGTGCTTGCGCTGCTGCGGACTCAAATGGGCGGATTGCGTTCAACCGGAACCCCGTCATAGACCCGATTTGGTAATCGCCTGTCCCCGTCACCAATTGCGGAGTGCTCCAACCGGAACTTAGACTCGTAGGATTGGAGTTTTCAGAGTAGTAGTAGCCGTTCGCCAGAGTGCCTTCATGCCAATAGCAGCGCCACAGGCTCGCATCCGACTGCATACAAAACATACCCTCGCTGGAAGCCTGAGCTAATCCGGGAGCTACCAAGGCTGTGTTGGTCGAAGCCGAAACATTGGCTCCAACTATCGCATAGGTTCCAGTCAGGCCACTGGAAGAATAAAGCACGTAACAAACTGCCGTGCCGGCCGCACCAGAACATATTCCAGTAGTTCCACCCTGCGGCACGCCAGTCTCTTGGTAAATGTAGTAAGTCCCGCTGTAATAAAAGATCGCCGGATTCGCTCCGCCAGAAATCGTGGAAAGCGTAACCGTTGGAAGCCCAGACAACTGCACCGGCGTGCTCCACGCCGTCATTCCTGTGTTCGTTGGGTGCGTCTCGTAGAAGGTTTCGGTCGTAGCCCCGGAGTTCAGAAGCCCATAGATATAGTGCGTGCAGGTGTAGTCCTGCGCGGAGCAAACAGAGGACGGATCTTCGTACCACATCCCCGGATAGTAATTGGGACCTCCTGTGACGATGTTCGAAAGTTGCGTCCACGTTCCCGGAACCATGCTTGGAGACGATGACAACTGCACCGAACTTCCAGACGCTGTGTAAGCCAGATAAAACGCGCCCGCTCCGCTGTTCGCCCATGACGCGTAGAAGATGCTGCCGAACCCCGGCGAAGTATAAGCCGTGTAATCGCACTGCGGAAGCGGCGTCGAAAACATCGGTCGAGCATCCTTGCCCGACGCAGAGATGAACGGAAACATGCAAACTGAATCCGTGCGTGACCCATAGAACACGTACATCCCTGTGCCCGCTGCCGTTGGATTCGAGAGCGTGATGTTGCCGATGCTTTGCAGCGTGCTCAGGCCCGTGATATTGATGAACGCTCCATTGGTCGCGCTTAGCGTGTCCGTCGATGGAGCGTAGTTCGGGACTTGGTACTGTGCGCCGGTCGGATTCGCTACCGGGCCAGTCTGTCCGAAGGCCATGCCTGCCAGCGCGAGAACGGCGAATAGAAATAAAAGTCGTTTCATGTTATGGAGTTCTCAAAGATGCGTGTAGGTCGTAAGCCGAAGTGCCTGTGGTGCAGGTTCCGGTGACGGTTGGGGTGTAAGTCACGTCGCCGCTGCCAACATAAATTGGAACTCCACCAGCAACATAAGCGCTCGTCGCCTGTGCTGTGGTCAGCGTGAGTGGTCCTACTGTCGCAGCGCGAGCGCTCGTCCCGTCCGTCCAGTTCACCACAACCGACACTGAATTGCTGCCCGTGGTGCAGACCGTGCCCATGTCCATGTAGACGAGCACACGGTAAGCGCCAGCCGCAGGAGTGGTTGCCAAAGTCACCGTCGCGTGAGTTGCCGTCTGGCCGGTAAGGTCAGATGCTGTGCCGACGAGAGTACTACCCGGTGCAATCCATGAACGCGTTCCGGCTGTCGTTGAACTCAAGACATAGCCATTTGTTCCGGGATTGCCGAGAGCAGGTTCAGCGCCAACCGATGCGGGCGTAACCGAAATTGCGCCAGCAGCGTTTAGAATACTTGTGCCGTCCGGCTTGACTCCGCCAAGCGTGGAGGAAGTTGCCGCCGGAAGCGTGTAAATTGGCGCGAATGCGCCTGTGTTCAGCGCTCCACTCGCCGAGGGTATGCAGCCGTGCGCACCGTCCGCGACCAGCGGCACGCCCGCAACGATGCCGGGATCGGCGCACGTTACCAGGCCGGCCCCAGAACCGAACTCAGTAAGAGAAATCCCTCCCCAGGTGAACGTGCCCGTTGCTGGAATATTGAGAGCATCGACCCTCGTGGACGCGACTTGCCCCAAAGCGAAACTCGAAATGAGGACGAGGAGAAGAAACCCGAGCAGTCTTTTCATCAGTTCACCACGATGTAGGAAAGGCACAATTGCTGGACCATGGGCATCGATCCGGCCGTGACCGTGAAGCTGCCAATCGACCGCGCCGTAATCATCGTGCCGATCAGGTTGGAGTTGCAGGCTCCGAGCGATCCACTTAGCGAGGAATCTTCATAGACGATGATCTCGCTCGTCAGAGTAGCGGCAGTTGTAGAGACCACAATCGACGTGCCGCCGGCCGCGATGGCGAAGGCACCGGCTCGCGCGGATCCACACGATCCCGTGGCGCTGGCACAGTTCGTGATGCTGGACAGTGCTCCTCCCGTCGAACCATTGCCGCCGTTCGCAACCGGCAGCACGCCGGTGACCTGACGGGTGAGATCGATGAGAGTCACGCTCGCGAGCATCAGCAGGCAGGAGGCTGCGATCGTGGCCAGCAGAATTTTCTTTTTGTGAGGCAAAGGGGGTTCAGCCTGTTCGGCGGAGAGCTCCAGTGTGAACGAGGCTGTCCTTGTAGCAGACTCCGTCGATTCGACAGAGCACGCGCTTCATGTTGCTGATGATCTCGCTTCCAGCGCGGCAAGGAGCATCCCCTGGCGAGGCGCCGGAGTCCCACTCACTGCACGGGTGACAGTAGCAGGTGTGCATGTGCCAGTCGACCACCAGCTTTTCGATTCTCTGTTTTACCGACATCCAGCCCATTATCGTCGATCCGGCTGCCCAGAAACCAGTGCAATCAGAAGTAGAGAGCAACGAGCTTTGCGCCGCTGTTGGGAGCAGTCAGGTAAGTGATGGTCGCGCCCGAGATCGTGTAATCGTTCCCCGCTCCCTGCTGCTGTTGGACGCCGTTCATGAACAAATTCACGTTCGTCGGAGACGCCGGTGTGTGGGCCAGCGTGAACGTCACATTTGAACCGTTGACCGTTCCGCTCGGCGTCTCCTGATATAAATTCGTCGCCGAGCCGCCGCTATCGCAACCGGTTCCTCCTGAGCCCTGGTACGGATAGCACTTCGTTCCGACAGCTGCGACTGCGGTCATGGGCGATCCGCCGAGGACGTACCCCGAGAGCGTGCTCGCAGTGCCCGAGCCGCCTTGCGCGACCGTGACCGGAGTGTTCGCGGTCAGGATGGTCGTGCTTGTGTCGGGCAACGCATAAGTTCGGAGCGCGGTTGGTCCGGAGATTCCAAAGAAGGCGCTGCCCGTCCCACCGTTGGCGCTAGGCAGAATGTTCTTGACCTGTGTCGTCAGGTCGGTCTGCGTGACCGCAGCCATCGCGATCATGGCATATCCGAGGATCAAAGCGACGGAAAGCCGCTTGCTGGTTTTCGCCCAGATGCGGACGAGCGTTTCGCGCGCGAGGAAGAGGGCCAGAGCAAAGAAAACGAAGAACGCAGCCGTGAGGCCGAGCGTCCCCGCCATCAGAAGGTTCTGAAAAGTGGTGGTCATGATTGGTTCACTCCCGTGGTCAGTCTCATTGCATAACTACAAGGTTGTCGCCCGCGGCTGGAGCGATGGCGAACGTGATCGAAGTGCCAGAAGTCGTGTAGTCCTCGCCGGCGCCGGGCGAGAGGAGTTCGCCGTTGCGGAACACCATGGCGTTTGCGGTGAAGGCAACGACCAGGGTCCACACCGCCGCGTTCCCCGTCGCGCTCAGGCCTCCGACGTCGCCGTTGTCGTAGCGCGTCACAGAACCGCCTCCACCGCCGCCCACCGGGATGTTGCCAACCAGCTCCCAGGACGAGCTTTGCTGCTCGTAGAGGTTTCCGTTCGTGAGGTTGTAATAGAGATCGTCATTGTTGTGCAGCGCGCTCGGAGCAGCGTAGCCCTGATAGAGATTCGGGCCAGGCGGAAGCGTGCCGCCGGTCTCGGTGTAGAAGGCTCGCAGGCGCAAGAGCGACCGAAAGACGTAGCTTTCCGCGCCGATCTCGTACCCCAAGTCACGATCGACCGTGTTCTCGGTGAACGTGATGGTGACGCCATTCGGCAACGTCGCCCCGACCAGGTCGATGAGCAAGCCTCGGATAGTTTCCGAGATCTGGCGCGCGACCAGCTGGCTTTCGGCGTAGCTGTCGAACTGGAACTCGCCATCGATCAGCGCCGTCGTTTGGCTGAGCGTGGTGGCGGCCGGCGGCGCGTCGAGCACGTTGATAACGATGAAGCGCGCCGGCGGCTGCTTCGAAGCAGCGCCGAAGAAAAACGCGTTGACCGCATTCGCCGGCGCGCCGGGGTAGGCACCCGGGCCGATCAGCCCGATGATCGCCGATTGTGCGGCGAGTTGGGCGTAGAGCGCAGGAAGGATCGGCGCCATCGTGAATTACCGGGCGAACGCGCACGCCAGCACCAGCAGGCAGAAGATCCAGAGGCCGTGAGCTTCGCAAAAAGTTTTCAGCATCAGCTTTGCTGGCCAGCATTCTGGCCGATCTCCATGACGTAGAGCCGCAGCTCGATGTGAATTTCATCAGGATCTTCGATGGCCATCGTCTGGAACGTGCGCTGCTCCAGTTGCAAGGTCATCGACTCGACGATGCCAGGCTGGTACGGGATCACGACCAGGTGCGTGACCTTCTGCGCGATCTGCTGCGCTTTGTCGAGCTCCTGGCCCTGCAGGGCGCGAAATGCCGCCCACGAGGTCCCGTAAGCCGCGGGCGGTCCCGTGCTGGCGTCGAGCGGGCTGCGGATCCCCGGAAGATAGAGCGTGACCTGCCGGGTCATCGCGCCGATCGGCGTGTAGCCTCCGGCCGGCGGAGGCACCTGGCTAAGCCGGCGCAGGGGCACTTACTGCCACCGAACGATAGCAAACTTCAGCGAAGCGTTGCTGCAGCTGGTGTACGCGACCTGGCCCGTTTGTTGCCATCCGATCAGGTACTTTAGCTCGATCATCGCGATGCCGCCGGCAGCCACGCTGTAGTTGGTCAGGCTGGTGTCGGTGCGTCCGAAGGGATCGGCAACGCTCTGCACCGTGAAGGTGTAGGCGCTGGCGCCCGAGTTCTGCACCACGAGGATCTCTTGCCCGGTCACGGTGAAAGAGTTCCCGTTGACCGCATCGCAGGCAACGGGGGTGACGGTGAGATCGCCGGCCACGACGGAATAATTGTTTTGCTTGAGCTGCGTCGGGGTGAGTGGCGTCTGCGCTGCAAAGGCCAGCACGGTGACGAACGCGAGCATGGAAAAGACGGCGGTGATTTTACGGAACATGTTGGTGGATCCTCCTATTTTTGCATTCTTGAAATCAAACTCTTGTAGTGCAGCGCTCTCAGTTCGTCGGTCTGCGCCCGCGCCAGGCGCTGGAATTCAGCCTCGGCCGCGGCCGTTCCGGGATCGCCCGAATCGCGCAACTTGCGCCAGTGCTCTTCAGCCTGCTTCAGCGCGTCGGGAGTGATCGAGGTGGCCATCGTCTACTGCGTGAGGTTTGCCATCGGCCCCCAGCCCATGTCGCGCACGGAGCAGATCAAATCGTCGAGGGTGTGCGGAACTTTCGCGACTGCGCCTGACGCCACGGGTTCGCGGTTGTGGTAGAAGTGCGAGAGCGCGTAATAGATCAGCATCTCGAGATCTTCCGGAAGGTTGATGACCTTCGAGTAAGACGTGGGCTGGCCGGGCGGGTTCGGAGCGACGCCCTGGTAGGGGCCGAGACAACGCCAGGCGGAGACGCCGTTGTCAGTCGTCGTCGCTCCGAGCACAGTTGAAAACGCGGGCGCCGTGGCCTGACTTATTAAGTTCGCGACCAGGCAGGTCTGTAAGTTGCCGTTCGGATCGACGACGACGTTATAGAGCACGTACTCGGTCTCAGGAGACCATTCGCCGGAGATGCCGCCTTCGGCGTCGCCGTCTTTGGACGCCGGCGCCCCGGTGAGGCACGTCCAGGAGGCAGTGCCATCGGCTGTGACGGCGCCGGCCGTGCTTGGCCACGTTGGCTGCTTCGAGCCGGTCACGCCGGCCGGGCCCGCGGTCTGCATCTGAACGTTGTCGTTCGGATCGATCAGAAAGGCGTACTGCGCGATCGTCTCGTCGGGCTCCCAGCCTGGCGATGCGATCTCGGTCGCCATGGCGACCGTGCCCGAAGTGGTTTGGTCGGGAAGATAGCCGGCGCTGAAAAAAATCGTGACCGTGTTCGCGCCCATGGTGCTCACCGGCCAGCGCTGACCAGGCAGCGGCACGATGCGGCCGGTGGCGAAGTCGGGAACAAAATCCTGGAAGGGAACGAGCTCGACCTGCTTGCCGTTGGTGTCGATGTACTGAACGCTCGTGATCGCGGTGACGGGGTTCTTCAGCGCCCGCACCTCGAAGGGATTCATCATCTGGTTCTGCAGGCCTCCGATCGCGGGGTAGGGGTAGCTGGCGATCGGCCCGTAGCCGAAATAGAACGGGAAGGCGGCGCCGAACAGCGGCGCGTACGGTGACTGGAAATAAGGGAAGAACGGAAAACCGTCCTGGTACTGCACGAAGTTGCGCTGCGCGAGCGTGAAGCCGGTGGCGCGCTCGATGTAGCGCCGTGCGGACTTGATGAGGCGCTGGATGAGAATGTCGTCGTTGGTGACGACCTGCGGCACGCGCAGCCAGTTCTTCGCGTCGACGAGCGAGATCGGCTCCTGCGTGGGCAGCGTGATTTCGAGGACTGAGGACATAAAAGGAAATCGAAGAAAGATGCTGAGGGCCGTCGATGATCGGCCCTCAGCTTCCGAACAAAGCCTGAGCCGTTTAGCTCGCGGCCTGTTGCAACAGCGAGAACGCGTATTGCTGGATTCGCTGTCCGTCGGTACGCAGGAAGGCCTGGAAGCCGACCTGGTGGTTGGGCATATAGAGCTCGTTGAAGCGGACCATGGTGATGCCGCCGATCTCGCGCACGATGTACTTCGAGAAGTTTCCAAAGAGCACCGTGTAGAGAGAAGCGTTGGCGCCGCTTTCGGCCGCGCCCTGGGTCCACGCCGACATGTCGGCGTTCCAGTCGTAGGAGTAGCCGTAGATCTTGTCAGGCTCGCCCTGCGCGATCGAAACTTCCCACAGCGGACGCCCGTACTTGTCCTTCAGCTTCCGCAGATAGTCGATGACCGTCCAGTGCATCATGAATTTCGCGCCCACACGGTACATGGGGTCGATCTTCCCGATCAGGTTGGCCAGGTCGTCCGTGCCGATCGTGTTCGATCCGTCTTCGCCAGAGCCTCCGTCGTTGTTGGCGGAGCCGACGGCGGTGACGACGAGAGGAGTGGTATCGGCTTCGATTGCCGTCAGGAGGCCGTTCGGTTGTCCGCTGCCGCTGCCGACCGTGTACGCCTTGTTGGTGACGCGGGCGAGACGGATGGCGAAGGCTTCGGCCAGATAGCTTTCCAGGTCGAAAGCGGAATCCTGCAGCAGCTGCACGCTGATCAGCACCTGTTGCGAGGATGCCAGGTAGGCGTTGAACTGCACGTTCGCGGTCGCCGGGTTGACTTGCGAGACCGCGCTTCCTTCCGCGACCCAATTCCCGACGTTCGCGGTGTCGTCGGCGGTCGGCCAGTTCAACACGTTGCCGGTGGAGGTGTTCAGCACGCGGCAGTTGCGCCGCATGCCGCCGAAGCTGATCAGGCGCTTTTCCAGCTCGCGCTGGAAGCCGATCGGCACCAGGTAGTAGCCGTCGGTCCCGCTGCCGGCGTCGCCGAGGCCCGCGTACGTACGAGCTTCGAGCGCGAGGCACTCATCTAGGATCGAATCGGGTTTCGCGTCTTTGCGGCCGCGTGTATATTTCCAGAAGGCCTTGCGGTACTCCTGGGAATTGCGCAGCTCGAAGAACTTCTTGTGGTCTTCGGAGACGAACTCGCGAGTTTCCGCTTCATTCGAGACTGCAGTTAGCGTGCGCTGACCGCCATTGGCGGGATCGACGATCGGTTGGGATCCGGGCGCTGGAGGAACGATCGCGCGCATTTCTTCGTTGAGATTTTCCTGGCGCTCGATGGCCTCGTACTGCATGTTCAGGCCTTGCTGCTCGGCATCGAGTTCCTTGTAGCGTTTTTGGGCTTCGGCTGGGAAGCCAGTTTTTTCCGTGAGGTCGTGCATCTCCTGCACGATGGCGGCGCGTTTCTGCCGCAGCTCTTTGACTTTGGGGTTCATGGGATAAGTCCTTTGTGGAGCGAGATTTGTTGGAACACGCGAGCCCGTCTCGCTGCTTGCGACGACAGAAGAACGCGCAAACCGGCCGCAGGCCTGATCGCTCGGAGCTTCCGAAGCGACGGCCCGCCGCGGGCGTGGCCCTGCGGACGGCAGAACTTGTTAGAGAGAAAGCTCGAGAGCCCGTGTGCGGGCCTGCGCCTGCTCCTGGCTCAGGTGGCTGAAGCGATCGCCATCAGCGGGATCGCAGTTCGCGTCGCTGCAATTGACGTCGGAGCACTCCTCGCAGTTGCCGTTGAGGCACTCGGGACAAACGCAATCGCAACTGTCGGAGCGCAGCTCTTTGCGCTGCTCGGCCGTGAGGCCGAGGCTCTTCGCCTCTTCGCTCGAAACCGCGATGCCGTACCTTTTGCAGAGGCGCACCAACTTCTTCCAGGCTGCGGCCTTTTTGTCGGCCGGGATCTTCTCGGTCTGGCCGAAACGCGCGAGCCCGTTGCGCAGGTGCGACTTGATCTTCGCTTCTGACTTGAACTTCCAGGGGAGCGCCCAGGTCTCCGGCTTCGCGGCGTCGCCGACGTAGATGAAACAGCCGGCCGTGAGATCTTCGCTGTCGACGCGCTTCGTGGGAGTGTCGCCGCGCTGGATCGATCGTACTAGGTGATTGCAACGATCGCCATCGCCGCAGTCCTTCATGTGCATTTCGCACTCGTCGCACTCGGCTGAGTAGCAGGCTCGGCAGCGGCAGCGACATTCCTGCTCTTTGTCGTCGCCGTCGTCGTCGCCGTCCTTCCGCAACTCCGGAATTGCGCCGGATAGAGACGCGGGAACGCCGGCAGGGAAGAGCGATCGCAGTTCGAGCGCCCGAGCTTTTACGTCTGTGCCTTCGTAGGCCGGATAGGTGACGGTCGACACATCGAACAGGTCGCGGATCTCGTTGATCTCGCGACGGCGGATGGTCTTCTGGCCGTCGTTGGTTTCGGTGACCGTGTCTTTGCCAACGGTGAAGCCGAAGCTGCAGCCCGAGATGTCTCCGCGTTTGATGAGCGTGCGTACGTCGCGGCCGATCTGGGTGTCAGGCGGATCGCAATCGAAATAGAGGCCCTGGTCGTCTTCCTCGAGAGAGAGAGTCTTCGCGGACGTGCGCCCGAGAAGCTGGCTTGGATCATGATTGTTGAGCGCACGAACGTCCTGTTTTTCCTTCAGTGCTCGCGAGAAGGCGCCAGGCTTCACGACTTCAACGACGCGATAGCTCGCGCTGTCCCAGAGCACGTACTCTTGGTCAAACACGGAGGCATGGCCTTCGATGTGTCCGTCGCTCTTCGCCCGGACTTCTGCCTTTCTGAATCGTCGCTCGACTGGATGCTTCACGATTTTCCTCCTGGCGCCGGCTTGGCCGGCGGACGGATCTCGCCCGGTCGCAGCGCGTTTGGCGCGCGGGGCGCCCGCGGTGCTCGCGGATAGAATGTGGTGGACTTGCTCATCAGCGTCTCTTTCGCCGCTTCTCTCGCACAGGCGCCTGGCGCGGCTGCGGCCGCGGCTTCACCGCGGTATTAGCGGCGCGATCGAGCATGGCTGACTCCAGCGCCGGCTGCGGGATTGCTGGCTGTGACATTCGCAAGTCCTTCGGAGCTTCAACAGCGACGCCGGCATCGATCATGCGCATCGCTTCGGATTCCTCGACGTCGGCCGGCGTTTGGGTATCGAGCAGCAGCAGCTTCATTCGTCGACTTCCGCCAGTTCGGGATCCTCGACCGGAGCAGTCTCCGGAGGTTGGCACTTCTCGCGGATCCGCTCGATCGCGCGCTTCAACTCGTGCGCCGCGGTCGCATCCATGGCCATCACCGTTTTATCGAGGCGCCAATCGTCCAGGCGCCACAGGAAGCCCTTCGCATAGGCGTTCACGAACTGCACGCTCGCGGCACTGAGTGTCATGTCGCCGGGTTCGCGTCGTTCGGGAGCGCACTCGATCGCGGCCGCGATCGACGTTAGGACCGGCTGGAAACAACGCTCAAAGTCAGCTGCATCAGGCTTGTGGCGTGCCAGAATACGGCCGAAAGCATCGCGGAAGGTCGGGAAAAAGAGCACGAAATACCGCTGCAGCTCGAGATCACTGCGCTGGCCGCCCTGCGTAGTGCCGCTTGGAGTTGCAGATCCGCCGTCGCCGCCGTCCTGGTCGTCTCCACCGCTGCCCTGGCCTTTGTTCTTTCCCTTTGGCTCTTTCTCGCCGTCCCAGTCGCTGGTGACCCAGGCCATGTTGACGGGCTGCCAGAGCTTGTCGGCGGGATCCTTTGAGGTGAACTGCTTTTTCGAGTACGGCTGCAGGCCGAGCAGCTTGCGGCCTTCGTTCGGCGTCATCAGGCCGGCGTAGCGGCCCATCTGAACGCCCTTCAACAAATCGGCATAGGTTGCGCGCTCGAACTGGCTGGTATCGAACCGGGCGAAGAAACGGCCCGCATTTCTGCCCACGATCGGGAACAGCCGGAAGTTCAGCGCCTGCTCCCACTTATTGAGCCAGGGCTTCATCGTGAACGTCAGGAACTCGAGTGCGCGCTGCTCCATGTTGGCGCGCGACTCGGCCGCTTCGCCGAGGAAGTGCGGCGGGATCCCGAAGATGCAGGCGATCTGCGTGCGGTTGAATTCCCGCGTCTGCAGGAACTGCGCTTCTTCCGGAGGGATGCCGACGTTGACCCACTCCATGCCGCCATCGAGAATCGCCAGGCGCCGTGCGTTGCCGCGTGCGTGCGCCGCGATCCAGGTCTGCGCGTCTTTGAGCTTGTCTTCGGGCGATCGGTAGCCTGGCGTTTTTAGATAGCCGCCCGGCCTCGAGTCGTTGGCGAAGAACTTTGCGCTGTAAGACTGCGCTGCGAGATCGTTGCCCAGGACCTCGCGCGCATAATATTTCACCGGGCTCAGCCCGACCAGGCCGTCCATTCCCAGGCCCTTGACGTGGACGACGTCGTCGGCGCGAATGACGCGCTCGTAGCCCGTCATCGTGTCGTTCGTTTTGTAGAACAGGTCCCCGGGCTCCATGTCCCATCCACCCGGGCCGCCCTTCGCCCAGCGATACGGGATGGTGCGAAACGGGTTGCGCAGAAAAAGCCCGGCGGGTTGGCCGGCGCCGTTGTGCGCGATCTCCGAATAGCAGTTGCCCGTCAGGCAAAGATGCGTCTGGCCGGCATGAAGAAAATCGGCGATCGTGCAGTCACGGTTCGGCGTGAGTCTCAACACTGGCTGCAGCGTGTGCTCAACGGCCAGGCGCTCGCTGCCGTCGTCCATGCGCTCGTAAACGTTGATTGGAGTCGAAGAAACGGCGTCACTTAAGAGACGCGTGCAGCCGGTGAAGGCTGCGATCTGGACCGCAGTAAGTTCGTTGACTTCGACGCCCGAGTCGGAAGGCGCGACGCCGAACCATCCTGCGAAATAGTCCGCAGGGAAGCTGATCACGCTCCCGAGCGAATCACGGAACTCGTGCCACTGCTGAAGCCAGTTCATTCGCTGTTAGGAAGTCCGTTTCTTCGATCGCGCGCTGGCGAAGGCCAGGCCGAGCAGCAACGCTCCGCCGACCAGGAAACCGAGCGGGCAATAGACCATGGCGGATCCGGTGACGACGAGAGCAGCTCCGACGATCGAGGCGATGGCGGTGAAGGCGTTCATTTGTGTTTTCCGCAGTCGAAAGTGACGTCGCCGTTGCGCAACGTTCCCAAGCAAAGCTCTCCGCAGCGGATGCAGTTGCCGACGACGGCCATCGAGGCCGAAAGCGGCTGGGCCAGGACGCGGTTGACGGCGTTCAGTAGCGCGCTCGCGGGATCGATCTTCTTCTCCGCTTTTTCTTTCGTCGGGAAGATGTTGTCGTTACGATCGCGATGGGCAACGACGTTGCTCACGGCCCACTCGAGCACCGGATCTCCGTCATAGTGGAAGCGGCCGTCGTAGGCGGCTGCTTCCAACTCATTCATCGGCTCGTTGAGGTGCTGCACAGTCTGCGGCACCTCAGTGCAGGTCAGACCATCGCGCTGCAGATGATTGACGACCTCGGTCGCGTTCCAGGGATCGTGGCCGACGTCGCGAACGTTAACGACGCGGCTGCGTTCGCGGATCCAATCTTCGACCTGGTCGTAATCGTTGACCTCTCCGGGCGACGTGCGAATGCGGCCAAGGATGACCCAGCCAGCGTACTGCGCGTTCTGCGCCTGCTCGATGCGAGCTTCGGGAAGCCAGTAAGTTCCGAAAGCGTAATAGTGCCGCCGCGGCCGCTGCTGGTCGGGAAGAGTTTCGTCGCGCCAGTAGACCTCGATCGCGGCGAGGATGTCGATCTTGTTTGCGAGGTCGAGGCCGATGACGCAGGGTTGGCCGCGGAAGCTGTCGACCGAGAGCTTCGGATCGGCGCCCTTGCGGAACTTAACCATGTCCATCCAGGCGTGATCGGCGTTGACCCAGAGGTTGCCGTGCTTCGTTTTGAAAGTGGGCTGGGCGCTCGCGAGCTGCAGAGCTCGCTGCAGCTTCTGCCCAATTTCTGCGGGATCGACGGAGACGCCCCAGTTCGGATTGGCCTTCCGCAGGTTCTCGATGACGGCCCAGTCGTCGTCATCGTCGAGCGAGAAGATGATCCCGAAAAAAGAGTCATCCTTTGCCGTGCCGTCGAGGATCCGCGCGACGTATTGATGGACCTCGTAACAGATACCGGCCTGGTCGCTGCCGGCCGTGGTGATTGACCAGAGCAGGGAACCGTCGCGCTTGCCATTGGCGGTGTCAAGGTTGTCATAGAGATCGCGGCTGGGATGGGCGTGCAGCTCGTCAACACAGATGAAGTAGGGCAACATGCCCTCGTTGACGTTCGCGTCGGAGCTGATGGGACGGAAAAAGGAATTGCTGCCGAGCTGATTGATCGAGTGTGCAGTGACGTCGACGCCGGCGCGATCGCAGAATTCCGGCATCGCGCGAAGCATGGCCTGAGAGACGGAGAAAACGATCTTCGCCTGGTCGCGCGTGGTCGCCGCCGAGTATATCTCGGCTCCTGGTTCGTTTTCGGCAAAGCCGGTGTAATTGGCAACGGCGCTGCTGAGCGCGGACTTTCCATTGCCCTTCGCGACTTCGGTGTAGGCGCGGCGGAAGCGACGCAGACGCGTGACGCGGTGAAGCCATCCGAAGACCGTGGTGAGGATGAAGCATTGCCAGTCCTCGAGGTGGATGAGCGTCCCGGCGAAACGCTTGCCCTTGACGTGCGGCGACAACTCGACAAATCTGCAGACGCGCTCGGCCGCGGCGTGGTCGAAGAAATAGGGGAAATCCGGATCGTTCTGCGCAGCCCGCGCGAGATCGTCGAGCTGGCGCTGGCATGCGAGACGCGTCCATTTGCCGGCAGGGATCTCAGCGGCGAGGACGGCGCGAATGTAGCGGAGAGCGGCAGTGACGTGTGGGCTTGCATCTATTGCAACTTCGCTGGCGGCGTGAACTCCGCGTAGGGATCCGCCGGCTTTGGTGTCGGCGGGATCCGCGGGTTGCGCGGATTTACGCGATCGCGATCGGACGGCGTCATTCCGAGACGCGCGAGCAGGTTTGCGATCTGCGTCACCTCGCCGGCTTTTGCTGCGCCGCTTCGGAACTTGCACATTAGGCATACGAGAAGCTCAAAGGCCCAGCGGTCACAGGCTTCAACCAGGTTCGGTGGCACGATGCCGGCGAGCTCGTACCAAACTTTTTTCTGTGGCGGCTTCAGATGCCGCGGCGCGTAGCCGAGCGGACCAGAGAACTTGAGGACCGATTCCTTCGCCGCGCGATGCGCCTTGCGCTTCTTACGCTTGCCGGCGTTGCCCTCGATCTTTTTGCGCGCGTCCTTCTTGCGATTGCGTCCGCCGGATCCCGTGCCGCCCATCAGTTCCAGCTCATGTCGCTTTGTTTCACAGAGATCGTCTTCGCGCAGATGCCGCACTGCCACAGCATGGAACCCGAGACTCGACCGAGCTCTTTCATTCGGTGGCGGAACAGAAACCAGCAGCGAAACTCAATGAACCAGCGCTTCATCGCGAAAAAAATGTTTTTGCTGCGGTCGCGCGCGCGGGGTTGCACACCGGTCGCCGGCGCTTCGCGATTTGAGATCCGACCCCCCTACCCCCTGCCGGCATCGCGCTCTCGGGACGTCTTCGCGGTGTGATCAGCATGGCAGGCCCCCTGGAGGTTGGTCTCGTCGAAAAAGAATCGTTCATCTCCGCCGTGCTGGGCGACGTAAAGCTCTGCAGAAACGATGTGATCGACATCTGTGCTGGGCCCGCGGCCGTCGCAGAGCTTTGCGATCTTGCAAAGCGGATCGCGCGCTAGGACGCGCCGCACCGTTCGTTTTCGCCATTGTGCTGAGTCGTAAAGTCGGCCGACTCCAGTCGCACGGCGTTCTCGAAGTCGATCGCGATCGGAGTGCCGGGATCCGCCTTGTGGGATCGCCCGCGGCGCGCGCTGAGGCATCACTTCACCGCCACGTGCGCCAGGACAAACTTGATCAGAATTCCGATCGCGGCCGTCTCGATCGTAGCGACGGCCGTCAACACCTTGATCTCGATCCGAGCCAGGCGCAGATGATCGCTGATGAGGTCCTTCTCGCGCACCAGTTTGCGCGTAAAGTCGTGCGCCACGTTGACGTCGTGCACCAGTTGCTCGTGGGTGCGGCGCCGGTAATCGTAGCGCACGTCTTCCCGTTCCACGTAGTACTCGTCGCTTTTCATCTCACTCGGAAGTCGGTGCACGTCCGTAACTCTGAAGCAGCGTGAATTAAGGGCATTCTGGCACTACATATGCTCGGACCTTTTGCCCATCGCTGCGATCAGCCGGCCGGCGCCGGATTCGATCCCGCTCGCGACTGCCCGGCTTGCCGTTGGGCACGGAAGCGAAGGCTCGACAGGTTCGCGAGCTTTCCTTTCCTCAGCGGTCGGAAACAACATGTAACCGTCGAAAACCAACAAAACGAGCAGCAGTACGAGCTCGGCCGATAGATCGCGGCCGCCAGGCGAATTGCGAATCAGCGCCACTTCGACGGCCGCGGAGATCTCGGCCAGCGTGCTCGACCGCACTCATGCCCACCGGTATTCCGCCGCCAGCGCAATCGCCGCTCTCTCGCGCACCAGCAGCCACGTGACGGCTTTTTCGCGTGGCAGCACGAAGAGCAGCCCAGGAAGCTCCGGTGGCATGTCTAGATTTATTTCTTCAGTGGGGTTTGGTTGCGGGAAGGACTTTACGGCGGAGAAGACTGAGTCGGGAGCAAACAGACGAATGACGCGCCGGCTCACCCGCTCAGCGACTAAGCGCTGGACGAGAAAGTCGGCGTCATCACGGGGGATGAAGGTCGTGGGCCGAGACGCGGGAGATTCGTAGAAAGCTAGAACGCCAGTGTTTTGAGACACACGAAGGTTTAGGGACACGCTGTGACGCAGCGCGATGCGATCGGGCCTTGGAGGGTACCTGCGCAGCCCGCAACAGGATTATTCCGTTTCGGGAAGAGGACTGCACATTACGAAGGTGTCGGGACTGCTCAGCAGCTGCCCTCTAAGTCTGGGCAACGAGGGAACGCAGGTATTGTTGGCCCGTCATTCCAAACGTCGAAGCGATCGCATTGAGCGGACTAGCCGGCTTCGTCGCCGGGGATCTCGGCGCGATAGAGAGCCGCAGTCTTCGCAGAAACGAGAAAACAGGCAGAACACAACGGCTTACGCACACCGCTGCTAACCAGGCGCCGGTCCAGGGATGGCCACAGAGTGCGATCCCGAGCACGACGAGCAGCCAAAGCGTGCTGCGGCGCATTCGCGGGTGTGCGGCCGCCATCACCAGCATCTCTTCGCGTAGCTTAAGCAGTTCGGTCACGCGAGCCTCCTTCCAGACTTCATGCCGCCTGCACTTCGCAGCGGCAAAAGCCTGCGGTCGCGCCCATAAACATCCCACACTCCTCTTCGCCCTGGTGAATGTGTCCGCAGCGCGGGCAAGTATCGTGACAAGCGAGCTTCGGCTGCTTTGCTGGGGCAAGAGCATCGGCCAGCTCACGCAGGAACGCGGTGAAGTCGGTGGCGTCGTTCATCCTCTGGCCGTCGGCAGTGCGCAGCTCGTGCGCGTGGTTCGCCAGGAACAGAAAGATTTCGATGGGCTCAATCGCGCCATCGGCGCGGAGTTTGATGACAGTTTCTTCAACGTTCACGCGGTCCTCCCGATGAAAAATTGAATTTGATCGGCCAATAGTTCGGCCTCGGCGTAGGCTTCCTCGACGCAGGCCGGAGCAGTGCAGACGGCGTTGCCCGGCTCATCGAGCAGCCAGCCGCAGGCCATCACGCCGATTGCAATGTTGCTTTCTGTGGCGAGCATTGGCTCAAGGTTCGGGCCTTCGCAGATCGGAATAGCGCACGGCTTCTCGTCAGTGCAGCCGCAGAATTTGCACTTCATGCGCGCCCCTTTTTTGGACGTCGCCTGCTTCGAATCGCGCTCGCGGCGCAAAGTTGGATGTTGTCGTAGGCCATCTCCAGCGCTTCGTGCGGCGAAACTCCGTAAACTTTTTCCGCGTTCGCTTCAAACCATCCGGAGGGATGAAACTCGCGAGCGATCTGTCTCAGCGCGTCGAAGTATTCCTGCTCGTGGTTGCTCATACGCTTTTCTCCTGTGGCGGATCGACCACCACGAACAGATACGCCGCGTAGTAGCCGCTGCGGTCGAGCAGGCGGATCATCCCGTTCTGAAGGACGAGCGTCACGAGAAGCGGGGTGGGCTCGCACTCGGCGGGCAAATGGCGAAAACGGACGTAGTCGCCGCGTTCGATGGGCTTCGTGGGATAGGTGGCCATCAGAAAACCTCTCCCCACAGTGATCGTTGCGCCGCCGGGATCGGCTTTGGCGCCGTGATGTGCTCGCGTTCGAGCTTGGCGATGCATTCGAGGCACGGCCCTTTGCGGCCGTCATCGATGCGATGTTGCGTGTAGCCCTGGCACTTGCTGCACCAGAAAGCCGCCGAGATCGTGCTGCGCGTGAAGTGTTCAGACATTTTCTTGCTCCTTCCGCTCACACGCGGCGAATCCTCTGCGCGGGCCAGGGCGTGACAGCGGTGGCAGCGGGTTTCGTGTTCTCCGCTGCAGCTGAGCGACGCTCCTCAAAGCGCCGTCTTTTTGCCCAGCCAGGGAGAAACGAGAGCGTTAAGGCTTGAGAGAACGACAGCCGGTGCCGGCGCCGTTCGGTTTCAAAATCGTGATCTAGCAAAGCGTTCATTGGAGGGTCCTTTGGTGAAACGTTGAGCACGAATGCGTTTAAGTTGAGGGGCGAGCCCCTGCGCCGATCAGCCTTACCGTTCCTTTTCCAGGCGCCGTCCTCTCGCCCCAGGCCGTAAGAGGAAGGCAGCTTTCGCGTCCGCTGCCCCCTTGTTGTCCGTGGCAAACCCTGTGTTGCTGCGCGTGAAGGGCGCGATCCGCTCGTCGCTGCAACCGACGCAGTAACCGACTAGCCCACGGTCGCACTCCCAGCCCGCGATGAAGATTTGTTCCGAGTCGCACTTCTCACAGAAGCGCATGAACTGAACCGGCGCTTCGAGCGCAGCAATGTCTCCGACGTACTCGAAAAATCCTTGCGTCGTTGCCATCGGCGGCTCCCCTTTCTCATTCGCCTTGGTGCAGCGAAGCTTGAATCGATGTAAGCTACAAAAAGCGAGGCGGCCTGGAGGGTCTCCCTCGCTACCGAACTGCACGAGTGACGGCGCGAGGACTTGAAAATTCCGCGCCGTCTTTTTCTGCATACCGCTGCCTCCGCACGGGCCCGCGAGGCTCAGGAAAAGGCAAGCTCTGGGCCTTCGCCCGCTTCGCGAACGCCGGCGACCGGATCACTTCCGCCATTTCGTTCAACACTTCGTCGAGCAACTCTTTCAGCACATCGTGCTGCCAGCGCTGGTGCTCCGACATGCGGCGATCGAGAAATGCGGCGTCGAATCTTACGGTCATGCGGTTGCCTCCAATTGCCGATGCTCTTTCACGATCCGATCCCGGCGAGCTACGCGGCCCTCGTAGTCTTCGCGGCAACCGTCGCAACAAAAATCAATCCACTTGTCGCTTTGGAATCGGGGGCGCTGGCAGCCCGTGCACCGGCCCACAATCGCCGCGCGGATCCCTTCCTCGCGCCGGTTTTCAGCTGCTCTCCGCGCCACTTCGTCCGGGCGGTCTGCTTTCCACGTCGCATAGTCGAACGTGTAGCGCCAGATGGAATCCTCGAACCAAAAGCGGTTGATGGGCAGGTAGCGGATCATCCGGTAGTCCTTCGGCACCACGCGAAAATTCTTAGCGCACGCCACGATCAACTCAGCCGCTTCCCGCAGCGAGATCGAACTGAAAGCCGTCTCGCAAATCAGCGCGATTTCAATGGTGCGCAGGTTCGGCCAGGTTGGCGGCAGGCCGAGTGTTTTTGCGATTTTTGTAGCGAGCTCGAGTTGTTCCGTCATCGCGCCTCCGTAGATTTCGCATCCTTCGCTCGCAACGGGCAGGTTTTGTGCCCAGTTTCGAGAAGATCGAAACCGACCGCATCCCGATATCTCGGCGGCCATTCGCCCGTGAAGTCGTCTTTGTGCAGGAACACGTCGCGGCCATCGGCCAGGGTCAAGTAGCAGAAGTTTTTGCGGGCGGTCGACCATTTGACCTTGGCGGTTTTCCGGAGAGGAGTCAGTGGGAAGTTTTCCACATGCCGCGAATGATCCCGTCTTAAGTCGCTCGAAACAGGGCGTAAACTTTCTCTTGGCGCGGGGATCGAATTGTGAGATGCTGCGGCTGTCACTGTATTTTCCCTTCTCTCCGAATGGGCTGTGACGAAATTGGGCGGCGCGGCCTCGAACCGCGCCGTTTGCTTTTAGGGAGACGCTCTCACGCGGTGCGCTCCGCCGGGCGCGGATCGCGCTCCGCTTGCGCCGGTTTCTTGGGTGGCCAGCTTGCCCCGTAGAACGCTTCGTAGAGTGGCCCGAGCAGCGCTTTGCGGCGCGCCAGTACCGCTGGCCAGACTTTGGTAGGGTGCAGGCCGAGAACTGCGTAGGACGCGCTCACGCTGGGAAGGGGGTCGCCTCTCGATGCGCGAAGCACGGTGATCCAGGCGATGCGGTAGTCGGCCTGCAGGCTGGGATTGGGTTCGTGCCCCTCGGCACGTTCCAACCGGGAAAGAATTCGCTGGACGAACTCCGAAACCGAAGCGCTCGCCATGCAGCGCTTGTAGCACCGGGGTCAAGAGGGCCTTAAGCAGCGAGCGGATCATGCGGCCCTCCGTTGCCGGCCTCCGGGCGGGGGCAATTCCTTGCCGCGGTGCCGAGCCCGGAAGCGGCGGACGCGGGTCCTGTTCGCACAGGGGAAGCTGCAAAATTTCTGCTGGGGATCGTTCGGCTCGAACGGTTTTTGGCAATCGGTCGCTTCACAGATCCTGCTCATGACGTGCCCACGGTAGTGAAACGGCCTTTACTGTGTCAAGCGAAAAGTTCCTTCGCCTGTGCAAATCTCGGCCATCTCCCACACTCGAAACGGTGTAAACATTGGCCTTCGCCCCCCCTGTTACCAATCTGGTTCCGATTTTCGCGGAAAAGGCGAAAATCCGCGCCACACAGAAACCAGAGAAAGCGAAAGAGCGAGAGACCACAGAACTATGAACGCGCGTGCGCGCGTCCTAGATTTCTCGTTTTAAAGCGAGAAAGCGAGAAAGCGAGGAGGAGAGACCAGAGGAGGAGAAAGCGAGAAAGCGAGGAGGGGGCAACGAACGAGAAACCGACTCGGAGGCGCGCCAAAAACGCGCGCCTATTTTCGAACAGCAAGACAGCGAGAACCCTCGCCTGAGGAGCGGCGAAGCAATTCAGGTGCCAACAGTTACGCGTGAGATGGGCAGCGTGTGCGCGGGGAAGAGAGTAAGAGATCAAGAAAAAACCGCGACGATTGAAGCCCTGTCGCCTTCGCGATTTGGCGCGTGTTTTCGCCTGTATTTAGTTTGTTAACAAACTCAACGTCCAGCGCTCACCG